GCATCTTCTTTAGTACGAATAGGAACGAACGGATCACTCTGATCCAAACCAAACCGAACACTGATAACTCCATCCTCTACCTTAAAAGGTCGGGGGTCTTGCACTAAGTCTTGAATTCCTTTAACAACTGCTGCATTGAATTGCATTTGATTTTACTCCGATTTGATTACTCTCTGGCCAAACGGGTTCCCTGGCCGTAGAAGTTGTGTCGCTGCCTCGATCAAGCGATCTTCAGACTCTTTATCTTCAGTCTCCCGTACATTCACGGCAGCACTGTGATAATCAATAGCCTTAAGAACAGCAGAACAAAACTCATTAACTACTCTACATTCGAGATGATGGTCTCGAAGTTTTCGCTCATAGTCCCTATCTTCTGGATTGAGCTTAACTAACCTTTGATTCAACGATGCACATGCCGCATCAAACAACTCAACCAAGACTTGAAACCCTGGTTGATGGGCAAGCAATCTCAAAAGTTCTTGCTTCTGCGGAGACAACTCCGGCAGTAAAGGTGATGCCATTGGGTACTCCTTGATATTAGATTAAATACTAGAGGGCCGTGGTCGCCCCGAAGCCTTCAGTAGTGGGTTGACCGCTTACTTCATCTTCAAGAGATTTTTCAGTGGCTGACCGCAAAATTTCATTACTACCGCGATATAACTGCTCAGCCTGCATCTTAGCCATATCTTGATTAAACTTCTGATCGTTCTGTTGCTGTTGCGCCTGTTGCTGTCTACCCGCCATCGCTGCCGGCGAATTAGCATCTCGACGTGCAATCTCCTCCCTCGTCATCTTTCGCAGGAACTTCTGGGCATAACGCCATCCGGCTGCTGCTGCGAACTGGTTGAAGATTGCTACTGGGTCCCACATGTAACCAGCTTCTGAAATACCTTGGTTAAATGCTGGAGCCGTCATCAACTGGATCATGACTGGCAAGAACTGAGCCATTTCCTTCTTGGCACCGAGCTTTGCGCCGGCCAAGACTTCATATTCCATTCTCGCTTCTCGGAATTGGATGTGGTCAATACTGTTCTTCACATCCTGGCCGAGTTTATCACCAAGGACATCTCGCAAAACTTGTGTAGGAAGCAAGTCATTATCTAGATCATCCATGATCGCAAGCCAAGGCTCAAATATCTGACGGATGATTCTGCTTGTCGGACCATCAAGTCTCGATGCGTTAGCTTGAACCACGGCTGCAGCACCGGTACCAGATCGCATACCAGTTGTCTTCACACCGGCCGAACCGATACCCTGAATAACCTGATCGTTAGCGCCGGAATTTGCCGCTCCTGCAGCTTGAGACTGAGATATCGCAGCCCAAGCCTCTGATGGAACGGGCGGCATTGTCAAAAACTTGAAAGCCTTATCAACGTCTTCATCAACGTCAATGATACCGCCCTGACGCCAACGAATATTTTGAGTAAGTGTGTTGAAACCCTTCTTTCGAACCGCAGTTGGCTGCAAACCGTAAGCCAAAAGATCGAGAGCAAGATTTGTTACACCCTGCTCAACCAATTGCTCGGAGCCCAACAAAATCCCCAAACCCTGACCGTAGAAGCAATCCGGTATGTCTCGCCAATTTGCGGACAAAAACGGCTTCTTACGATATGGATTTGGCACGTTTCGAAGCAGAATGTTATGACCATTACAACTCAAAATCGTAATGACCTTATCATCGTCCCACCGCTCAAGAACCTCAAGCGGAACCTGCATCGGGTCTGCGCTTGTCTTGTAGTTTCGAGGCAGAGCATGTTGGATATAACCATACATCCCTTCGGGAATAGTCATCGGGATGTTATCGGTTCCAACCGATGTGGGGTTACTAATAAAGATTAACTTCAACTGCTCTTTCGAAGGAATATCGTAACCAGGAACGCCGCGAAGCTCATCCAAACCGTCATAATCAGTATAGTCGCGGTGAATGATCCACTTCGCATCTCGGATATCACCGGTTCGGCATCCTGGATCAATCAAAATAGTTCGATGATCGCAGAACTTGATCCATGGATAAGAAACTAACTTATCTTCATGAATCACTTTAAACTTGTCTGATTCTGGAGTATCTTTGTAATTGACTTCACCGTTAGGACCGGTGATTCGAAGTCTCTCAGCCAAACGCTGATAATGCTTCTCCTTCACAATCTTCTCGGTATAACCCCATTTCATGATGCCGGTACCAAACAAACACATACTAAGCATCATTCGCTCAATCTCAACTTCGAAATTAGCGATATCCATCTGGGTTGTAAACAACGCCTTCTTAGCGTTGATGATATCAGCGTCAGTACCGGGACGAGGACGAAGTTCAAATGGCGGTTTCTCGTAAAAGATACCTTCCATCATCTTTGGTATGATGGAATTAATATGATTCGAAATCATGAACTTCGGAACATTGGCCTGAGCTACTTGACCACCATCAAAGGCCGAAGTCGAAGCCGGAGACTGATAAAGCGTATCTGCAAGGGTCCAGCCAGAAGCCCACTGCATGATATTAATGAAATTATCGGCCTGAGATGCATCATCAAGAACAAGCTTTACGGCTGCTCGTTCATCAAACTGAATCGTTCCGGTCTCAGAATCTTCATGTATATTTTCTTGAGTAATTGTTCCGATTGGCTCTACGTGAAGGTCTGCTATCGCAGTTTGAAGGGCGGCTGCGCTCTCACTTGACTCTATAACTGCTCTCTCATTTACCGCCATAAATTAGACTCGATATGGAGAACCACTCCCAAATATCTTCCGCACTGCTTCTTGCATAACCGCCCCGCGAGGGTTAGCCGGCCCAACAGGTTCCGGCTCTGCTTCAGGACCAGGACGCACTATCTGCCCGGTCTGAGAATATTCCTGATGCATGGATCGACCTTCCCAATTGCTTTTATCGGGTTGGTCAGAATCAAAAAGACTGTTACGCCGAAACAAACGATCATACCAATGTGATCGTCCAGGAGCGGTTTCCTCTGCCTGACGCTCAGCCTCGATCTGTTCCTCAGTTTTAGAAACCTGAATCAGAAAGTCTTTCCAGAAACGAACTCCCAAACTGATGCTGTCCCAACGATCATTTCGGGAAGTCATCTTGGTTCCCTTGCCATCCAGCTTCGCAGCTTCAGAAAACAAGTCTTCGATATATGGACCAATGACAAATCTCAACTGATCGGGAAGTAGGTCTGCACACGCCTTAACTCGATTAAACTTGGCGTCTTTGGTATTATCAACCGGTAACCAATAAACAGGAGGATAACCAAGATTCTGCTTCAGGAATTGAAGCTCGATCTTCTGCTTCAAGAAATCCAAATCAGCAGGAGCCTCAATCAAAATTATTCGAGGATTGTAGGCACAAAAGAATCGGGCAATAACTCCAGCCTTATCCTCGGCATTCCACTTGCCTGCTTCCTGGTGCAAAACAATCAGAACCCAGCAACCACTCATTCTCACCAATCGTAAAGCCGTTATCGCCGAATTATCAGCATAACGAGATTGCGATCTAGCGGTATCAACACAAAGGATTGTGTCAGTACTCATCTCCGGCAAAGCAGACAATGGTATGACTGCTTCCCGGAGACGGTTTTCATTGAAGTTTAAAACTTCATCAACATCACTGGAAATCCACTCGATCAAGTACTCAGACCGAAATGTCCGCTCCTTACGCGGAGTGCTTCCTAATTCACTCATCAACCATGAGAAAGTTGACTCGGCTTTAGACCGACCAGGAAAAAGTACATCAACCATCTCTTCTTTCAAATCATGGATATCCAAACGATGCGGACTATTCTTTGGAAGAGCCATCAATTCTCGCCAGGGGCTTTTAACAGTCCAGGCAGGAGAAATGTGTACCGCGATCTTATCACCTAACTGAGCACGCTTTACTAACTCAGCGTACAAATCGTCGGGATGTTTAGGTGTACCAATAGTGATTACGAATCCAACACCAGCTTCTCGAAACCGGCATTTTTCATCGTAACTTGCCATCGCCTTTTCGCGCTGATCTGGATTCCTAGAACCATCCTCATCAATAGCGTCATCACCCAACATCAGGTCAAAACGAGACCCCGTATCACCGGTTTCCAAACTGGTGATCTGAGCAGTCTTATCAACACGAGTCATATGACTCATAGGCGATATAAAAATAGCCGCTTGTCCGTCTCCCGGCTTAATCATGTACTCTGGGAACAGATGCTGAAACTTTTCAAGAGCGGGGTCTGGACTCCACTTCCAATATGACTGAAACAGAGTCATGAATTTCTTCGACATGTCTTTCGTGACAGAGCACAAAAGAATACGAATGTCTGGACAACACAAAACGGCAGTAAGAGACCACGCAATAGAAAAAGTTGTCTTGTAGTGATTTCTTGCACACATCAACAAGTAATCACGAATCAAGCCGTTATCTTTGGAACTTTGCTGAGCGAGCCAGGACTCAACATCTTTTTCTGTGTATCCTGGCTGAAGTGAATCTGGATCGAAATGAGGAAGAAAATTAGCCCAATCTCCATGCGGAGTTGGCTGGAAGTTTTTGCCTAGAACAGTGCCTAACGCTAATACATCCGTTTTGCAATCGTGCCGAAGTCGAAGAAAGCCCTTAAACGATTGCATAGTTGGTACAATGTTCTTTTCGTAGACCTGGTAAAAACCAGTGAAAAATGCCCAGAGCGCGTAAAGCTCAACCAGAGTTATCAACTCTCCTCTAGGCACAACATGATTTCGAGAGAAATCTTCTATAGACCGAATGCCATTTAACTTAATCGCTTGAACTGTAGCGGTCTTAGCATCGGTTTCCAGCCGGTGCCGCATCTCCATCAGAAGATGAGGACCGTGCTCAAAAAATGCAATTGTCGGCTCATCCAACTTAAAAAGCGAAGCGATAACATTGGCCTGATTCCAAAGAATACCCTGGATGACTTCAGTCTTGATACCAAGGTCTTCCATTGCTCTATAAGCTTTTTTCTTACTTAGACCAGACGTATCAACACTCTGCTCAGCCTTTCTCTGGTGTCTTCTTTTCCCGGATTCCCGAGACTCAAACCGCTTGTTTTTAACAGCGCAATCCGAACAACGCTCGGTGTTCCAGGCTTTCTTCTCAATCATCGTAGCGCAGTCATGATGGCCATCTTCCTCATCGTAGCCCGCGCACTTGATTATCGGATATTCCTTTTCCTGGTCCACCATTATGGACTCCACGACTATTTATTGTTGCTCAGCAACCTTTCGCTGCTGTGCGGTCCATTCCAAAGACTTTTCCATCTCTGACTTCGGCTTTTCTTTCTCTTTCTTCG